ATTCCAGTGAGTTGCACTATCTCCTATTTTGTAAATGTCATTAGTGCTGTCGTGTCCAACAAAATTAGCCGCAAGAACCGGATTGTTTGTTGACCAATAAGAAGCAGTATGATCGATATAGTTTACCTGTTGGTAAAACGCCGTTCCGTTTATTGTTACGGTTATATTTCCCGTCGTCCAAAATTGTCCGTGACTTCCCTGCAAAACCCTATCGCTTAACCCGATAGTGTAAACATATTGGTTAGCAACAAGTGGATACAAACCGCTATTAGTTGCGAATATTGTAAGCCTGTCATTGTTCCAACTGTCAAGCATCCTGTTCAACTGCTTTAAACTGTCCGCAGTCTCGATATCGGAAACGCTATCACCCAAAGCATCGATGTTAAGTTTTCGGCGAGCCGCATTTACAATGTCTAATGCAGTTGTCATTTATAATTCCTTTCGAGGACGACCGCGCCCCCGCCCTATTTCTTCCAGTATCGATAATTTTTCATTCGAAGGAAAAATCTGTACTGGCGCTTCGTGGATGTGAGTTTCTGGAAGTTCTATCTTTTTAGGATAAGGAAGAAAATCGTTATCTCTCAATTCCTCAAATTCCTCGATAGTAGTAACGGTTTTCCCACCACTCCCATCGGAATACGGAATAAATTTACCCTGAAGTTGTGGAACGGCTGAGAAGTTCATTAAATTCTCCCTCAATGTTTTTCTTCATGTCTACTTTGCATTTTTCTTCGATTAAGAAATTATGAAAATTCCCGTAGAAGGGTTTTTTTCCAATGTGCTCAAAGTCAATGTCCGGGTATACCCATATTTTACCGCCCATTTCACGCCAACGTTTACAAAAGGCAACATCCTCGCCGTAAAAAAGGCCGTCTCCGAACACGTTTCCTGTTGCAAAGAACATTGTCATTCCGCCATTGTTTGACACATTCCATTCATGATGTAACCCGACCATTTGTTCGAATACAGTACGTTTAATTGCTGAAAATCCGGCTGGAATATGAAGAGCGTTTATCAACCCTGTTCCAGGATCTCCCATTAATTCGCCGTCCTCATTTGTCTCAAGCAGGCAAGGCCATTGAGTTTCATCTTTTTTCAACCTGTAAACGCCGCCGATAATATCGACATCGTATTTAATCAGATTGTAAATCCCATCAGGAGAAAAAGAAATATCAGAATCGACAAAAACAAGCTTGTCTTTACCAGAATTTAAAAATTGTTTGACAATACGGTTCCTCGAATCATCAACATACGGGTTCCCGGACTCGAAATGAATCTCAACATCATAGCCTAGCCGGTCAAGATGTCGGGCATTAGCAAGGAGGCTCATGCAACACCCGGCATCAACCGTGTTTCCGTAAAGAGGAACGCCGATAAAAATACTTGTCATTTGCCAATACCAAAGTTTTTAAGAACTGCGATAAGGGCATTGATTGCCGTTGCATGCGACGCTCCCGACGTATCCGAAGTAACGGTTGTCGGAAGAGATTGCTGAGCAACTACTTTGCCATACACGCCTACAAGAGCATTGCTAGTGCCGACAGAAATTCCGTCGGAATTGTTAGACTCTTTAAGCTGTTGAAAATTATGTACGTCATGCTGACCAATTATTGATATAGACATAATTCCTCTTTGTTAAGTTTTCTTTATGATCCCAAAATTTTTACATGCAGCAATCAGAGAATTGATTGCCGAAGCCATATTTGCCGCCGTGGTATCGGTTGTCGAAATCGCACTTGCCTGAACAACCGGAGTTGCGCCGTATACGCTTATTAAAGAAGAGCTTGTGCCAACGGTAAGACCGTCAACAATTCCGCTTACCTGTCCGCCAATCTGTTCTACTGCCATTTGTAAACCCCTTTTGTAAAGTTCGTTTTTAAAAAGAGGCGGCTTGCTGGTTGCCGCCCCTATACCAGTACCTCGGAAAACTAACCCGATATAATCGCTGCGAGTTGTGGGTACAAGGCCGCAAAGCCGTATACCGCATCGATACGAACGATCTTCCTGTCGTTAATACCATCGTAAAAAATGGTGGTACGAAGAGAAACATTGTCAACGGTTTCTCGTTTGCAGGTATCCACGCCGCCGGTCTCAACCATTGGTACGCTGACAAATGCGAATGCGTCTTTTGCAAAGCAAAGATTGTTTACAGCAGTAAGACTTGCATTTCCCCAGAATGTCACGTTTCCGCCGCTTACTAGGCCAGTCATGTTCATCAGAGGGTTTGAAGCATTCTGATAAATTGACGGGGATACCGTCAGCGTTACCGCTCCACCTGAACAGGTGTAATATCCGGTTGTCGCACTTGTCGCGGTATAAGAACCGCTCGATGTTGTACCTGCCGGAAGAACTACAAACCACTGGAGTGTGTCGGTATACACAATTTTCGTTTCAGGGTTAACAGGATAACAACTTGACACCTGAAAACGATCTCCGACATTGATTGTTGCACTTGTAGCGGAAACCCCTGCAAGCGTCAAAGTGGTTGCTCCATCAACAGGCGTACCGTTAATCGTCGCACCAGTAGTCAATCTCGATCCATAGGTCTGATTCGCAATGTTCTGCGATTCGTACCAGTCAAATCCGGCGGTGCGCTTTGCGATCATTGCTTCCTCAAATATGTTGCTCACAGTCATCTGCGGGTTGTAAAGACCAACCAAGCTTGACGCAAGCGAACTGTGTGAAGCAGGATTAAGAAGTGCTACCCACGGATGTGTTGTCGGAGCAAGATTCTGGCTCAAATACTGACGAGCCTTGCTTGCGACGCTATAATGTGCCGGCAGCGCGCCAGTTGTCGCACCAAGACTTTCACCTGACAGATTGTAAACCTGTGGCGTAAGCGTTGCGATTGCATCAGCATCGATGTACGCAGCGAGCGTTTTCGCCGCGGGCATGAAAAATTGTTCTTTCATGTCACTTAATGTCAACGTTTCATCGATACTCGTATAATCGAAATCGATATGCCTCTGAGTTGACACTGTGATAGTAGCGCTGTTCTGCGTGATATCCTGCAGGCTTAGAGCCGGGCCGGTCGTGGTCGAAAACTTGACAGGATATTTCACCTTGATTGATGTACCCGGTTTCCATACGCTCAAACCGGTCTTTCCAAATGAATCATCAAATTGACGATCCATGAGATTTGCAGCAAGACAATTCGTGTGCAGATATGCCAAAATGTACTTACTGAAAAGTGTTGGGGTAGCAAACTGGTTAGCCATAAAAATTACTCCTTATCGCTTGTAACGCGCAGCCTGTTCTTTCTTCAAATCTTCGAGCAGGTCTTTCGCGTTAAGTTCGTGTTGTGGTTTCTGTCCACCTGTTCCTTTGCTTTTTGGAGGAACAATAGGACTAGGTTTTTTTGCTGGTTGATGCGGTTCCTTACCTGTCAATTTGTCAGATATGGCATCAATCGCTGCCATTATTTTTAATGGCGGTAATGCAACAATACGATTAAATTCTTCAGGATTGCTTGCGAGATAATATTTAATTTCATCAGACATTCCAGAAGAAACAAGAGCAGTTCCCAGCGGTTGCATTGCCTTTGCCGGGACTGGCATTTCATTAGCTTCTGCCATAACATCATCGAAATCAGAATACTTTTCTCTCAAAGCATTGGCCTGTTGGTTATTCGCATTTGACATTTCGTTTTCTCTGACACTGTTTACCAGCTCAGGAATTTTTTTGTTTACTTTGTATTCAGTCAAGGCATCGATAAACTCTTCGTCGTTTTGAAAGTTCTCACGAATAGGTTTTTCGTCACTTGACTGTTGTTTCTTTTGACTTTCGGCAAGCTGTTGTTCAAGCATTTCTGCTCTTTCTTCAGCTCGTGCAGCGCGCTGAATAAATTTGGTCATTCGACGAAAATCATGGTTTTCCTTTTTTAATTCCTCTTCGACAGGCTTCTCCTCTGTCAATTCAGTCTCAGAATTTCCATTATCAACAACAGTTTGCGTTTCCTGATCGATTGTATCAATTTCGTCTACCATGCTTATGCTCCTTGCGTCACTGCTGGTTGAGCAGGTTGTTGTATAGGCTGCTGGGTACCACCCGCACCCGTTTGCTTGAGATTATGACCGTGGGCTTGCATCCCTAAAGCGTGCGCTGCCTTATGGGACTCAAGTTTTATCTCATGGTCATTCTCGATTAGTGCTTTTTTAAGCTCTGCTTCACTTTTGATAATTTCCCGCTCTGTTTTTGCTTGTTCTATTGTCAACTTATTTTTCAGTTCTGCTTTGAGCGCCTCAACTTGGTTCATCAATTGGTGCATAGCCGCGTTTTGTTTTTGTATCATTGCCTTATCAGCCGGATTGCCGTCTTTACTGTTTGTCTGCAATTCAGGCGGTAATAAAGCGCGCGCCCTGTCAATTACTTCTTGCGGCGCGTCAAGCATTTTGGCGAGAAGATCTCCCATTGAAGCGGCGTATTGCGGGTTCGCTCTAAAAAGATTGGTGAGAAGTTGTACGGTTTTTTCTTTTTTCGTCCTGAAGGACGGCCCTGCCTTTACCACGACATCGTATTTTCCGGCAGACAAGTCGTATACTTCCCCATTCTCGTTTTTATTTATTTGCGCGTAATGGGCATTGACATATGCGATATCCTCAACGTCGTCTTCACCAAGTATTCGTACCATTCTGTTGCTATCGTAAATCTTAGGAATGAGATCACATATCTGACGGTATAAATGCCTTGCAGCTTTACACAAATTGTCGTAGTAGTGGTAATTCGCCTGGTCGCTTTGTTCTTGCCGTGCGTCAATTGCCACGCCAGCGGTTTCTTTTCCCGGAGTTGACAAAGAAGCATCGTACACGCCTGACACTGCTTTTAAATTTTCTCCTGCCTCCATTACCATTTCAGAAATTGCCGGATCACTTCCTGCTATCGGAGTTCGGAAAGGAGGAGGTACCGGATGTCCCATGATGTCTTCTGCTTTATATTGCAAGGCCGCGATGTGCTTGACATTCGACTCTTGCCAATCCTTTTCATGTCCTTCGATTTGACCCTCAGTCATTACCCACGGAGATAAGGGATTCATGGCAATGCGTTCGACTTGTGCGGATACTCCCCAATTGTATTGTTTCTGCGGTTCCCTTAAAGATTTAATGAGCGATGAATAAACTTTCTTTCCTGCAACAGATAGTTCTTGACCTAAAACAGGAACAATCGGAATGTGATTTCCAAGCCAGTCTTTTTCGTCAAGAACTTCTTGATCTGAAAGCAGATACCATTTTACTTTTCTATTTTCTGTTTCCCGTTCATCAAGTACAACAAACATTGTCGGATCCGGCTTTTCTTCTACAACGGAAAATTCCTGTGAAATGATATTCTGTACTTTGTAAATTGTCTTTGGGGTCTTCTCAACCAAGTACATTTCTACCAGAATCATTTCTTTTTCAGTCATCCATACCGGATTGTAATTCCCGTTACTCCATTCGGCCATTTTTGCCTTTGGATACTTTTCTTTGAATTCCTCTTTGTTAATCGTGTAGCTGATAAAGCAGTACGGAGCATCACTCCAATCAATCTCGGTGCATAACCATTCAGGGAATTGCACCATAATGGGATCACAAATGCGAGATGTTTTAATGCATTGGTCGAAAGAATTGCTATCTTCGAAATCAGTCATCAACCTTAGATACCCTTTTCCGCATACTACTTGATAAAGGGAAGCGGTATCAAAAGCCGTTTCCGTATCGCTATCGTTTGTAATGTGCCTTATGATTCCCTCGATTACGTTCGCGGTCTTTACAGAAGAGGCTTCATCTTTTCCGCGAACTTCTGCGCCGGGAAGGTTTTGCCTGAATTCATTGAGTATT